ATATCGAAATCGTTAATGATGTACTAGTTAGGTTAAGAGAACCAGAGGCTTCCTCAGTCGCTGACAATGCCTATGTTAAATTAATTGCTCGTTTTGTAAATGATGCTAAACGAGTCGTAGAAGATTCTTATAACTGGAACTCCTTAACTGAAACAGTTACTGCTAAGACAGAAGAAGGTATCTTTCAGTATTCCTTGAATCGCTCAGGACAACGCTTCCGAGTGATTGACGTTATCAACGATACTTCTAATTTCTTTGTAGAAAATGTAACTACTGGTAGGATGAACGAGCTGTTCTTGATTCAACCTCCTCAGCAGGGTTCTCCTCGGTATTATAATTTTAACGGTATTGACTTAGAAGGTGATACAGTAGTAGACCTTTACCCTGTTCCTAATGGGGAATATCAGATTCGTTTTAACTTAATTAGACCTCAGCCAGCTCTGGTGTCCAACGAAGATGAAGTATTAGTTCCACATGAACCTGTAATCTTAGGAGCACTAGCAAGAGCTCAGGCAGAGCGTGGTGAGGACGGTGGAGTACAAGCAGGAGAGACATACCAGTTAATGCGTCAGAGCTTAGCAGACGCTATTGCTTTAGAGTCTGGTCGTTATTTAGAAGAAAGCCAGTGGGTGGCTTATTAATGGCTAGTCAACTCTTAACAAACTCGATTGCTGCTCCTGGATTCTTTGGATTAAACACTCAAGAGTCCAGTATCACATTATCTTCTGGCTTTGCTTTAAAAGCTCAGAACTGTGTTATCGATAGATATGGTCGTATCGGAGCAAGACGTGGATGGACTCCTGTTAATACTACAGTCAATACTGACTTAGGAGCTGCTAATCCTGTCGAGTTTATATTTGAAGTAGTCACTGGCGGTGGTACAGAAGTAATCAGTGCAGGTAACAATAAGTTATTCGTAGGATCTACTACGATGGTGACTAAGACAGTACGCAATGCTGATAATAGTGGTGATGTAACCTATAACATTACAGGGAATAACTGGCAAGGTGCTGCTCTGTCGTATGGCGATGTAAGCGATTTTCAGCCACATGTCTACTTAGCACAAGCTGGTCATCCAATGTTAGTGTGGCATGAGCTGCCAATCTCTGGCGGTGACTTACACGATCACGATAGCGGTACATTCGGATTCCAGCGTGTCGGTGATGGAGGAAGTCTTCCATCGAATCATACCACTTCAACCTTTGCACCTAGCTGGGTATTGTCTGCTTATGGTAGAATCTGGTGTGGTGGTATTACTGGAGATACACAGACTGTTTATTTTAGTGATCTCTTAGCAGGTAGTGACTTCAATGCTGGCTCTGCTGGATACTTAAACTTACAAGAAGTGCTTCCGAATGGAGACCCTGTAGTCGCTGCTGCAGCACACAATGGATTTATTATCTTCTTTGGTCGTAGGAACACAGCTATCTATGCTAATCCCTTAGATACTGCTGCGTTAACACTAATAGAAGTAATTAATAACGTAGGCTGTATCGCTAGAGATTCAGTTCAGAGTATTGGAACAGATGTCTTGTTCTTATCTGATGCAGGAGTTCGTAGTTTACAGCGAGTCATTCAAGAGAAGTCGCTACCAATGCGAGACATCTCTAAGAATGTTCGTGATGACTTAATGTCTGCGGTAGCTTCTGAGACAGACTTGACGAAGATCAAGAGTATTTATTATGAGCGTGATGCTATTTATTTGCTGACGCTTCCTACAAGTAAGTTTGTATACTGCTTCGATACTCGTGCTCCTCTACAAGACAACTCCATGCGAGTTACAATTTGGGATAGCTTAGAACCTAAAGCATTTACTGTTACACAAAATAAAGAATTATTACTAGGTAAGCCTGGATATATCGGTAAATACTTTGGACACTCGGATAATGGTTCAATCTACCGTTTCCAATACTATACAAACTATTTTGATTTTGATGCACCAACAGCATTAAAGATTCTAAAGAAGATTGGATGGGTTCTGATCGGTGGTACAAACCAGTCAGTCGCTGTGAAGTGGGGCTTTGATTATACTGAAGGATACAGAGCTACAACCTATAACTTAGATACTGCTGTTGTGTATCAGTACAACATTGATGAATATAACATCGCTGAGTATAGCTCAGGTATTGTTCTAGATCGTTTCAGTGTGAACGCTGGTGGTCAAGGAACTGTAATGCAGCTAGGATTAGAAGCAGATATTAACGGTAATCCTCTGTCAATTCAGAAGATTGACGTAGGAATTAAAAAAGGAAAGACTTTAGTCTAAGGATATAACATGGCAAACTATGTAAAGGCAACTAACTTCACAGCTAAAGATGGTCTACCTTCTGGTAATCCAGGGAAGATTGTTAAGGGCACGGAGATTGATACTGAGTTAACTGCAGTAGCTTCTGCTGTTTCTTCTAAGGCAGACAGTAATAGTCCTTCTTTTACTGGTGCTCCTACAGCACCTACTGCTTCGTTAGGTACAAACACAACTCAGCTTGCTACAACTGCCTTTGTTGCTAATACTGTTACTAATCTAAACTTAGGAGATATGTCCCAGCAGAATAAGAATGCTGTTGACATTACAGGCGGTACGATTACTGGTATCACTGACTTAGCTGTAGCAGATGGTGGTACTGGTCGTTCTAGCTTAGCAGCTAACGCTGTTGTTTTAGGTAACGGTACTTCTGGAGTTAACACTGTAGCTCCTGGTGCTAATGGTAACTTATTAACTTCCAATGGAACTACTTGGGTATCTGCTGCACCTCCTGTAGTAGCTGGTTTAGGTTTAAGCGGAGAAACATGGAAAGATGTTACTAGTTCTCGTGCAGTTAATCAGACATATACAAATACCTATGGTAAGCCTATTGCTGTGATTATTCAGGTAGGAGCTCAAACAAACGGTATCCATGTTTACATCAACGGTGTGTTAGTAATTCGCCACTGGTATGACGTTAACGGAGGAGCTGGTCAGATTGGTTATAGCTCTGGAATGATTATTGTACCTGCTGGTGCTACGTATAGTGCTGGTAATGGTCCACTACGACTCTGGTGGGAATTACGCTAAGTGAAAGTACCTGTAGTCTTAAGAGACGACTACACAATGTACTTAGAATTACACGATGCAGCTTTGTGGTTTCATACAGATGTACATAAGTGGTCGCAGGAAGTAAAGAAGAAATACTTAGAAGATTTAGATTTACTGCAGTACTTAACTAATGTTCCTTTATTAGCATTAGTAGAAGTAGAAAACACTAAGCTTGCTAAGTTTGGTAAAGTAACAGGATGGAATATTTTAAAACAAGTAGAAGTAAACGAAAAGAAATACGACATATACGTTAGGAGCAAAACATGGGTGATGTAGTCAAAGCAGTAGGAAGTATATTCGGAGGAGGTGGCGACGGAGGGGCTGGAGAAGCTGCTGCTCAGCAACGTCAAGCTGCTAGAGAATCGGCTGCTGCTGCAGCGTTCCGTCCTGTGGGAATGACTACCAGATTTGGTACGTCTCAGTTTACTAGAACAGTAGACCCTACCACAGGTATTCCTTATATTTCATCAGCTGGCTATGAAGCAGCTCCTGAACTACAATTATTACAGAATCAACTCTTTGGTCGATTCGCTCCTACGCTCGCTCAAGCAGAACAGATGCAAGCTCAGTATGCTCCACTGAGTCCTGCTGCTCAACGCTTGTTTGGATTAGGTGAACAATATCTTGCTACTTCTCCAGAGCAAGCTGCTCAGGATTACATTACTAGTCAACAAGCATTACTCTCTCCTAGTCGTGAAGCTCAACTATCTGGTGTTCGTGGTCGCTTGTTTGCTACTGGTCGTGGTGGCTTAGGAGTTCAGACTGGTACAGGTTCTGCTCCTGCGTCTCCTGAATTACAAGCATATTACAATGCATTAGCTCAGCAAGATCTACAGTTAGCTGCTCAGGCACAACAAGCTGCCCAACAACGCTTACAGTTTGGTGCTGGTTTGTTTGGCACTGGCGCTGGATTACTAGGAGCTCAGACAAGCGGAGAAGCTGCTGCATACGCTCCTCTGACTTCTGCCTTAGGAGTGTCTGGTCAAGTAGAACAGATGGCTCAGATGCCTTATCAGCTAGGATTACAGCTTGGTCAAGCGCAAGTACCTGGTCAGACCACTGGTGCTCAACTCTATGGTCAAGGAATGTCTCAAGCAGCAGCTACCGAGTTTGCTGGTAAACAAGCTGAACTCAATCGTCAATCTCAGTTCCTTAGCAGCTTAATCGGAGCAGGTGCAATGGCAGCCTCTGGTGGTTTGTTCGGAGGAGCTGGAGGTTTACCAGTAAGCTCGTCTACAGGATATAGCACTGGTATGGGTGGCTTTGGTGGTAATCCTTTATTT